CGTAGACCTGCGCATTGCCGTAGACCCGCGCATCGCCGTAGACCCACGCATTGCCGGAGTAAGAGAGGTTTTCCTCTTTTTCCACCCAGCCACCCAGCTCATCTTTTTCAACATCGCCAAAGCTGATGAGCGCTCTTATGCGAAACAACTTCTTGCCACAAAACATCTTGCTATCCGTAGTCAGCTCAAATTTTTTCATGCTACCTCCTTCCTTTTTTCGCCAGCAACCAGTTTTTGGTCGCCAAAACAATCCAATACACCGTGATCAGGCTAAAGACGCTGTGCTGCACGCCCTGCACGATTGCCACGACGGATGCGATCAGGGCAAGCAGCAGCGTCAGGATGATGTCAACCATCAGCAGAACGGGATCGGCGCGTCCGACAGGTCGTCGTTGAGTCTGCCCAGCAGCACCAGATGCACCGTGCCGTCGCTGCGCTTGGTCAGGCGGTAGCTGCTGTGCGGCAGGTGGTCATTCGCAAACTTCATCGCTTCCGCCCAGCTGTGAAACGTCAGGTCGGTCGGGATGCTTTCGAGCTTCTCCATTGTCAATCACTCCATGTAGATTTTTTTGAGCCGGGATTTCGCGTAGTAGCGGGGCGTGTACTTGTCCTTGATGTAGGACGCGTACTCCGCATCAGGCGGCGGTTGGCGCGTGTTTTGAGCACGCCAGCGGGCGTAGTTGACGCATGCCCCGTGGCATTCCGCCGTCCTTTGCGGGCAGTCCTTGCAGGGCGGTGTCCTCATTGTGGCGCATCTCCTCTCGCAATCTCGATGTAGGTCTGCCGGGCGGGGTTGTACAGGAGCGGGAAGCACCCGGTCATGCCGTCGCGCTGCTTGGCCACGTTGATGAGTATGTACGCGTAACCGGTCTTGATGTAGAGCGGGTACAGCTCCCTGTCGCTCGGCATTGCTTCGTCCTCGTCCCTTGTGCGATGCATCAGGATTACGTTGTCCGCGTCCTGCTCGATCGAGCCGCTGCCTTTCAGCTCGGACATTTCCGGCTTTTCGCGGTCGCCGGTGCGGTTGATCTGCGCCAGCGCGACGACGGGGATGTTGAGTTCGAGCGTCAGCTCCTTGAGGATGCGGGAGACGTAGGAGATGCGCGTGTACTCGTTGCGGTCGATCTGCTTATCGCTCGACCGGATGAGCTGAAGGTAGTCGATGATCACCACGTCGCACTTGCCGTTTTTGGCCGCCGCGCGAATCTCGGCGCGCATGCGCTCGATGTCTCCGACGTGCTCGATGTAGGTGATGGGCAGCGTCGCCAGCTCATTGAGCGCGCCGGTGATCTGTGCCCAATCTCCGTCCGTCAGACCGCCTGTGCGGAGCTTCGCCGGGTCGAAGTCCACGTCGCCCTGCACCTGCCGGAGGATCAGCCGGTTGGACTGCATCTCGCGGGAGATGTACACAACCTGCTTCCCAGCCTGCGCGATGTGCACCGCCAGCCAGAGCGCGAACGCCGTCTTTCCGACCGCCGGTCGAGCGCCGATGATGGTCAATTCTCCGCGGTGGAGACCGCCCGCGAACAGCTCGTCCAGCTCCTTCAGACCGGTGGTGTACGGAGATTCGTTTGTGCGGGCTTCCAGCAGGGTCATAGCCGCCACGGCGGCATCAACCTGAGTCGTTGTAAGGGTCAGACCATCGCCGGTTTTAGAGGCATTAGAGAGCTTCTCAAGAGTGGCCGCTAAATCGGCGTCTCTGTCTGCCAAATCCGTCTCGCAGGTCTTGAGCAATTCAGTCAGGTTGCGGCGAACGGCCGCGTCCTTGACCAGCTTGACGTGCGTGCCGTACATGGCCTTGGCCGGGGCGGTCTTGAGTGTCTCCATCAGGCAGGCCATCAGCTCGCCGCCGTCCGAAAGTCCGGCCATCTCGTCCGTGATGGAGACAAAGTCGGCGAGGTGGTTGCGAATCGCTACTTTTTGCATCACGCTGTAGATGCGGCGGTTGATCGGGTCGGCGAAGTCGGTCTCGGTCAGCGGCGTGCTGCTGGTCATCAGCTCAGGGAACCGTGCCAGCGCGCCGATAACGTACTGCTCGCTCATCGGGCAGGACAGCGCGTCACCACCCATTGCGTTTCCACTCATCATCCGTCATCGGTCCTTTCGTTGGTTTGTTGTCGGTGGGGCTGATCTCGTCTTCCCAGCGCTCCTGATTCAGCCACGTGGACGGGTTGGGGATGAATTGTCCCTTGTCCTTCGTCCACATCTCCGTTTTGCTCTGCGCAATCACGGCGGTAACCATGCGCTTGAGCAGCTCCTCACTCGGCTTGATCTTGGCGAACGCCTTGCGGGCAGCACCCTTGCCGACCTTGCGCGGATACACCGTCCAGAACTGCTCAAACCGTTCGTCGCAAGGGGAGGGGGCGCGCGGAATGTCTGGGGAGGGGTTCCCTTCCGGGGTTCCGGCCGGTGAAGGTGTTCTGCTCTCGCTCTCAGCCGTTTCATTCTCGTCGTTCGCCGGTGTGCGCTCCCCCTTGGGGGAGGTCACTACGTTAGTAGTGACAGGGGGTATATCTATTACTGTGTTTACTACTGTGTTTACTACTGGTATAGGTTCGACCTGTGAGCCACTTCCATTTGACTTTGAAGGCGAATGAAAGCTGTCAATAATGGCAGATGCATTTGCCGATACGGCATACCACATTGTGCGGTCATAGCGGTTGGCATTGTAGTTGCCGGTGAGCAGGATTCCGGCGCTGATCAGCTTGTCCAGCGCCGTGCGCACCTGCCTTTCAGTCATGTACGGGAAGAGCGTCGTAAACGCTTTCATGCTGTTGTACGTCCACCAGTTGCCGTCATGCTCGTTCAAGCTGTTGGCGCGGTTTTTCTCGCACCAGAACGAAATGTTTTGCAGCAGTATGGCAGCATGTACGCCGTACTTGACCGCAACCTCCGGGACGAACGAATGCACGATTGTCATTTAAAAACGACTCCCTCTCTCTGCCCAATCTCCACGCCGTCAAAGATTTCGCCGGTCTCTTTCCACTCAGCGATCATCGCCTTCGCGTCCACCTTCGGGGGCTGCGGCGCGAGGAAACGCTCAGGGATTTTTGCAATGTCGGTGACCGTGACAGACGGCGGGAACTTCTGGATTGTGTAATTTCCAGCGGTGGTCTTGAACTTCTTCACGCCCAGATTGATCATGGTGTTTTCCACAAGCGATTTGAGCTTTTCCGCATTGTGCTCAAGCGCAGACTGACGGGCGGCAAGGCGCATCTTCTCGGTCTTCACGGCTTCGATTTCAGCCTTGAGATTGCGCGCAACCTTCGCCACGCTGTCGATCTTCTGTTCGATCTGGTCACAGGTAAGTTCGTATTCTTGGCAGATATTCTCAAACTCCGCGTCGGTCAGCTCGTCGCTTTCCAGAATCTGCATGATATTTTGGAATTGGATATTCAGGTCATAAAGGTTCATGATTTGTCTCCTTCCGATTTGATTTCATAGTACTCGCAGATGGACTTATCCACAAGTGCAAGGTCGTTGTCGATGGTCAAAGTGTCAAACATGCCGATTGGTGATTTTGCAACATCGTTGCCGTCCGACTGCGTGCGGAAGACGTGCTGTCCGTTGTCGATCATGCACCGCAGGCACATCGTAAACATGCCCTCGACGCACACCTTCTCGTCCAGCAGCTTGCCTATGGTTTTGGGCTTGACGCTGCCGAAGTCGTTGGTGTCCTCGTGCATCATCACGTACACGCGCTGGTCGGTGTTGAGCAGGGAGATGAACTCGATAAAATTCCAATATCGGTCGCCGATTGTGTTGTAGAAGGAAAACAGAGAATTGCCCGTGCCGCTCTGCGCGTGCCCGCGCATGAAGCTGTTGGTGATGAGATAGCCCGCGTCGTCGATGACGATGATCGGCGCTTTGGTCTTGCTGATTGCGCCCTTGACCTTGTCGTAGTCGTCCGTGCGGTAGCATCTGAAGCCCGCAGACTTGAACGGCAGGGGTTTGCCCAGCACGTTGATAACCGCCACGTCGGCGGGGTTGAGGTTCCGCAGGGAAGCGGACTTGCCGCTTCCCGATTTACCGATGATCAAAACCGGATATGCCATGGTGCACGCTCCTTTTAGAACGGTAGTTCATCGTCATCCACGACTTCGGCCATCATTCCCAGCGCGTTTGCGGCCGCCATGCTGGCCTGCGTGGGGGTCTGCTGACGCGGGGGCTTGGGCTTGGGAGTCGCCACGCCCATCTTGATCTGCGCCGTGGAGCAGCCGTAGAAGGGGCGCACAGTGGATTGCAGCTCGCCCGTCTGCTGGTTGAAGAACTGCTCTTCGCGGAAAACTACGCCCAGCAGCTTGTTGGTCAGCGTCTTCTCGTCCCAGTTCCAGGTATAACCAATATTACTCTCCTGGATTGCGGTGATCAGGCCTTTGAAGTAGGGATTGGTGTCGCTGGTGCCTTTAACGGTCGTGCCCTGCATGAGGATTGCAGGCCATTTGGCATTGTCGTTAAACTGCTTCTTACGCTCGTACTGTTCGCGGATGGTTCCGGCATACTCGCCCTCAGCGATTTCAAGCGCGATCTGCAAGCAGGGGTCGCCGTTGGGAAATGCGCCTTCTCGCGCCGAGAGGATGCGGCACACATAGCCGCCTGCGGGGAGTTTTGCCGGGCTTTCACCGGCGGTGTACGCCTTGGTCTGCGCGTAGTCATTAGTTGGTCTCATGATGGTCTCTCTCCTTCTCTAACCGCTCAAGTTCGGCGGTGTAATAGTTGATTAAGCTCTCCTGCGTGCGAATCTTGTCCAGCAGGACTTTGACAAGGTACTCAAGGTCAAGTTCCGGCAACATAGGCGACGTCCTCCTCCGGGAAATACTCCGCCAGCTTGTCCAGCGGGATGCGCAGGGCTTCCAGCACCTTGTACGCTTCGATCAGCTTCCACGGCGCACGGCCGTTAAAGCGGTTGATCATGTTCGCCCGCTCCATGCCGATGCATTCGGCTAACTCCTTGGCGGTCATTTCGTTCTCCATCAGCGCGACGCGCAGCTTCAGGTAACGACGCTTCTTCTCCATGGGGTTTCCTCCTTCTAAAATTGGTAAGCCCCGCGCCCGGCCTTGAACCGGCGTGCACCGTACGTGACGCGGGTAAGTGGGTTCCCTCCTTCAACGCCCCGTCCGAGAAAACAAACCTCAAACAAAAGCGAACAGGACGCAGGAGGGAGGCGGTCGAAAGATAGCTACGTCTGAGCACCTCTTTGCTCACAGAGCCGCTGGCGGGATTTGAACCCGCAACCTGCTGATTACGAGACAGCCGCTCTACCATTGAGCTACGGCGGCAGGATGGGCGTTTCCGCCCATGTCAGAGTAGGTAGATCATCGCACTCATGCACAGCGCGTAGACCGGCAGGGACAGCGCCCAGCGCAGGGACAGCGTGCCTTGATCGTACTTGTACGCGACTGCCACGCAGAGCGCCACGCCGTACAGCAGCATCAGGGCGCATAAGATAAGGGTCATTGGTTGTCACCTCGCTTTAATCTGCTTGCCGTACTGTACGCCGTGCGCATAGGCAAGCGCCATTCGCTTCATCTCTTCCGGCATCTTCGCCAGCTCCTTGAGGGCGGTGTCGGTCGGCGTCTCGCGCCGGTCAATTTTCGTGTGATTCACGATACGTTTCACGGGTTGTCACCTCACTTCGTTTGTGGTATACTTCCCTGTAAGGGGGTGCAGGGATGAGAAAGTTCAAAAAGTTTAAATCCGGGAGTGTTACTCTCGCGCTCAAGCGCATCGAGAAGCTCGCAATGGCCAACAACAATTCGGCGTTGACGTACCGGGAGTTGTCGGATGCAGTCGGCAATCGCATGTCGGTTGATGTGCTGCGCGTCACGGTTGTTTACCTTGCGGACGCCGGGCTGATCGACACCGAAAAGGATGAGCATCAGGTCGATGAAAACATTGAAGCTACTCGCATCTGGATGAATGAACGCGGATGGGCGAAGTGCTTCGATATTCGCCAGCGGCGCGTGGAGCGGTTGCACTCGTTCGCGCAGAGCGTGTTTTGCGCCGTGCTTGCCTTTATACTCGCGAAAATCTTCTGAATGCTGAGCCCTTCGGGGCTCTTGCTGTTTA